GAGAAGGTTCTCATGGATATGAAAAAGAAACAGAAGTTACCAAAACCAGAAACACTCACGAAACATGAAATTAAAGACGAGGAAATTAAAGAAGTTATGGAACCCCAAGGGATTATCTATAAGATTTCGAGTCCGTCGGGTAAAGTTTATGTTGGACAGACTATACATTCATTTGAAGACAGGATAAAGGGTCACAAAAAGAAATCTACAAACTGTACTCTACTGAAAAGAGCCATAGATAAATACGGTGAACAAATGAGCTACGAAATTATAGAACAAGTTCCACAAAGTCAACTCGATGATAGGGAAATTTTTTGGATAAAGGAGCTAAACTCCCTCACACCTAGTGGATATAACTGTAGTACTGGTGGTAATAATAAGAAAGTATTAACTCAAGTACTCAAGGATAATATACGAAAGGGTTTATACACTCGAAAAATTGAAAGAGATGGTTACATGGGTTATGCACGTAAAGAGGGAAATTATTTTAAACCAGTGGTTAAACCTAATGGTAAACAAATTTACCTTTCAAATGGTGGATTTGGTACAAGAGAGGAAGCTATTGAAGTTTTGAGGCAATATACGAAAGATCCAGATAACTTTACAAAAGTCAACGGTACAAATTGGGTTGCCGAAAGACCCAGAGGTGGTGTATATAAACGTTATAATAAATGGATTAGTGTATGTAATCACAAATATATCGGTAGTTTCAATTCAGAAAAAGAAGCACGAGATAGTATTACGATTTTTCTAGATAAAAGAGAGATTTTACAAGATGGATAACACATTGTAAAAACTCCGCAAGGAGGGTTCGAACCTCCGATCCCCCGGTTAACAGCCGGATGCATTAACCACTATGCTATTGCGGATTATCCACCATGCTTGAATCGAACAAGCGACGAATCGGGTTTTGTCATCAATTACGATGAAAGATAATTGTAATTACAACCGAGCATTCTGCCACTGAATTAATGGTGGGATATACAAGCTCCCAGAAAGATTCGAACTTCCGTTAGTAGATTCAAAGTCTACTGTGATAAACCAACTACACTATAGGAGCCTCGGATATATTACTCTTACACACATTTTCTTTAAGCCCTTTTAAACTGGTGATTCTTCTACAGTTTTAGACCTACCGTTTATGAGTTTCATGCTCGCGAGGGAGATGGAAAACAGTCCCGCAGATGTATTCGCAACAATCATGGGCACCACGTTGAAATAAATCGAGTACACGAGACCAAGGGAACTCGCCACTATATTAAGTCCCAGGAAAGTGTAATTTATAGCCGCAGTATCCTTTGTCCTATACACGTGAACGACTTGGGGAACGAACATGATCGAAATGAGTATAGAACTCGTCAGACCGATGCCATCTATGACCCTCTCCATTACATAGTACTATTTTCTAACGTTTAAGTAGGTATGTTATTAGCTATACTATTCATAATCATAATATTTTGGATTGTGGTATTTTTGAATAAGAAAACAGTCAACAGTTATGACTATAAATGTTTCTTACTCACTATTCCTACAGCTAAAGAACGATGTGAACGATTTTATGCGAGTCATAATAAAGATATACCGATCGAAGTTATATACGGATCCGATACTCGAATAATAAAAAATGCGAGAGAATACGAGGATCTTGTAGAACCAGAATATTTCGAAAAGGCTCTAGAAATGTACTACGATCCCAGTGTTATTAGACCCGATATCACATACTTCAATATCGGAGCCATCGGGTGTTACATGGGTCACATGGAATTTTACAAAAGATGTTTTCGACAGAACCTTAAATATGCCGTGATATTCGAAGATAATGTGATTGTTAAATCTAATGATTTGTATGACAAGATTCAAGACTTTATCAACAAAAGGGGTGACACATTTGAAATGTGTTTTTTCCACTGTCTCTCACGGCTACCGGGATCTGGTGAACAAGTTAAATGGATTTCGAGCACCAAATGTTATCTGATACATGTGGACAATATGAGAAAATACCATAAATATTTTACACCTATGGACAATCACGTGGATATGAAACACGAAGATTTAATTGATAAAGGTGCCAGAGTATACTACAAAGATTTACGAGATTGTTTGAAAATTGATAGAAGTCATAAAAGTCTCATCGGACACAGTAACCATGGAAGACCTGATTTCTTTTCGAAAGTGTATCCCGAACTCTCTCCGTCGATTCTCGAGATTGGGTATTAAGATTTCTGCTCATAGAAAATTGTCAATATGTAGCGTTCCCCACCGGTCAGTGGTAACGTTCCATGATAATGTGTTACAGATTCAAATTTAACCATATCACCCTGTTGATAATCGATTATCGGGAGATTCTTATACTTATCAATAAACTCGTCACGTACTTTAGCGTCACATGATGCGATACTCTCGAGGGCCTTTGACATCGTTTTATCGAACATATAGTATTGACATCCTTGAAAACTTTTAGTATCCGACAATAAAAAACTGACTGTATATTCGGAATTGTCATAATGTAAAGGTATTCGAACACGTTCATTCGGTAAATATCTTTTTAAAAACATGAAATCATTACTAGATTTGTTTACTTTGTGTTTGTGATAGACATCTTTACACATACTCCACAATTTTTCATGTACGACTCGATCACCCTCTAATATATTCACCTGGTAAACTGGTTCTTGATCTACTGGTTCATCAGACGTGTCATATGTGAGATATCTCGATTCTTCGATTAATTTTTCACAGAATTCCGGTGTTAAAACACCTTTAGCTATGTACGCCGACGTATCGAGAAAATGTTTCGGTTGGGTCGTGGCATCGTTTACGTATGTTATTTTCTTCTGGGATGTGCGAGCAAACCATATTAGTAAAAGTATGAATATAAATACGAAGATGATTGTCATTCTAATATATAAAAGTATAATTTTAAATCTAGGTCAACACGTTTCTTCAGATGGTCTAAACAGAAAAAAAACATTTGTTTAATTTAAACAATGAACATTTCAGTGGACAAGGCGGGTGATCTCAAGCTCGGTAAGCGTAAGTGCCGTCTCCACAAGAAGGAGGATGTAGTGAAGGTTGCGAAAAAATATAACATCAACACCGAAAAGAAAACGATCAAGCAGTTGTGCGATTCTATAAAGAAAAAAGTCAAGACTGCTCCCATGACCAAGGACAAAGCTCTCACGTCTATCGATCGTATGAATATTGCTAATTATAACAAGCTAAAATTGCGTGCCCTACTCACTAAGCGATCACCTGATCATGTTGTTCGAGTAGCTCGAGAACTGGCAAGGTTGCGGTAACTTTTTCTTACCGTCGTAAATAGTAACAATCCCAGATTGGATCATTTTATCGTTCACAGAAACAGTATCCCACCTGTTTCTATAAACGGTAACGAGCGGTCTCCCATACTTATCCATCTTACCACACTCGATCCAAATCCATCCATTAACTTTGTTTCTACACAAGAAGGGGTTCCACATCGGATACGATTTACGATCATCAAATCCACATTCCTGTTTAAACATGTCACGAGCCAGTTTAGCGTGATAGATGTAGTCATCTCGATTCTCCATATCGACACTTGGTTTCATTTCTGGCGAATCGTACCCGAGTGTACGAAATCTAAATTTTAAAACTCGCCCATGTAAAAGAATAGCCGCATTAAACGTATCTCCATCATATACACTCGTTATTTTTGCGTAACCCCTGTAATTTCTCAAATCAAAAATAGGTAGTGAATCATCTGCGGTAGATAAAGTGCGTTTACTGAGACAAGATCCCATTCATAAAATAGCATACTACGTCTCTATATCCATTATCGACTCACTTTTTGTTAATTTTGATAGCCCACGTACTTTCCTTTCGGAACTTTTCATGATCGATTTCCTCGATTTTGAAAACTTTCATGATGAACTTCTTGATTGGGTTCACCTCCTTCGTGTCGGGTTCGTCCCCCTCATCCCATGTGGGGGGTCGTCGTTTCCCTTCACCTGGAGCTTCCGTGGGCGCTACAAAGTCTTCCTTCTTGGCGTGAATAGCGACACGTGGTCGTATAAGATTGGGTCTTAAGATGAACATTTAATTAAAGACATTCTTTATCTTTAAACACCTAAGTAAAGAAGAGCCACGTTATATTCACACAACCAACTACAAACATGAACTCTACTTCCATCACCGATTACATCCTCAAGCTCGAGAAGGAGAACGAACAGCTCAAGGAACTCTACCGAAAGTCCGAAGCCACTCTCGAGAAACTGAATTCGAAGATTCTCGATGAATCGATTCAGAGAGTTGGAGCCGTCCTCAACGAACCTTCCCTCTACGATACGACTGCCCGAACCAAGACCTTCCATCTGAATGAGGACATCGCCAAGCACCTCAAGGAACTTGGTGAGATGACCTCGGACTTTTACAAGGCTGGGGCGTACAACACAGCTGCGGACATCATTGCCACTCTCGACTTTGAGGTGCACAATGGTGAGAGCCTCCTCGAGATTAAGGGTATTGGGAAGGGTATCGCCGCCAAGGTTGATCACTTCCTCGACGAGTACTTTGACGACTCTGAATCGGTCGCCTCAACTGATGGTCAGATCATCGAGGAGTCTGATGACGAGACGGACTCCGATGATGAGTCTGACTTTTTCATCTCCTACAACAGTGAGTTGGCTGACGTGCTCGACAGTCTCGCCTACTACGAAAAGGATGAGCACAAGAGTGCGGCATATGACCACGCTGCCAATATCATCGACAAGCTTCCATTCAAGGTGACCAGTGGCAAAGAACTCGCGAAGGGTCCCAAGAAGG